CGGCGCCGCCAACTGCGCCTCGATAGCTGCGAAGCTCTTCTCGACATTGATCGGGTCGACCTCCGCGTGCTCGAAGCGCAGGGCGGCGGTACGTACCAGCCCGCACGCCTTGTCCATCACCCGGCGCAGCTCGACGAACCGGAAGTCAGAGATGGCCTCCGCGGCGATCCGGCCGTTCGTAACGTAGAAGCCGGACAGTCCGATGTACTGGCGGAAGGTGATGAAACCGGCCTCGTCAAGGGCGAGGATGTGGCCGTCACTGATACTCCTGGGGCTAAGGCGCACCACCGCGGGCAGGGGGCCAGTCATGACCTTGCCGGGCGACTCTTGAACCGGAATCGCGCTGACGCGCCCGGCGTAAAGCCCGGCGCCGTTCCGCTCCACCAGGCGGCCGGTGCCCGTGTCGGGCAACTCGATGCGCCCGGCGCTGATCGAAACGCGGGTGCTGGCGAAGCTGGCCTTGGCTGTGAGCAGGGCAGCCACCCACTGGTCCACCGTTTCGCCCTCGTTCGGCCCGCGGGCCTCAGACAGAAAGTGGATGTAGCGATATTTGTCTTGGGCGGCGACGGCCTTGGTGTTCAGGGCGGCCCACATGGCTGCGTCCGATGGCCCGACGACATGGATGAACTCGTACAGGTAACCCGAGTTCAGGAGCGCGTCAACCGCTGCGATCACGCTGTTCACGCTGGCCCGCGGAGCTACGGTGCGGCAAGTGTACCGGTCACCGGCCAGGAACGACTGCGCTGGGTTCGTCGCGTGTTCGCTGAAGTTCAGCGTCAACCCGGTACCCGGTACCGCGTAGGTGAGCCCCGTCGGCACTGTGATCTTGGGCGAAAAGTTGTTCCCGCCGTCCAAGCTGTACTTGAATGTGGCTACGTTTTTGGCACCCGAATCCACGATCTCGACAACCAGGTGGTAGTTGTCCAACGGCGCACCGGTGACGGTCATGTTGCCCAGGCCGGCCTTGGTGGCCGTGACGGTGCCGATCGAGCCGGCGATGTCGCCATTCGCCCGCACTGCGTAGACCGTCCTCGCGCCGGCGGCGAAGCTGTCGTACAGCGCATTTGCCAGCGGGCCGGTACCGAGGAGATCGGCAATCTTGCCTATATCTGTTGTAGATACGATCTCGTTCACGGCACCTGCGGAGCACACACCCACCTTGGCATGCAGTCCGGAAACCCCAGGCGGCAAGAGCCCCAGGCCCCCGTCCAAGATCCTTACATTTACATCCGGCAGCGGCATTTATTTCACCTCCATCGGGCCTTCCAGGAAGGCCTTTTTTGCTTTGACGAACTCGTGTTCCGTCAGTTCCTTGCCCTTGCCCCAGCCGTAGCGAACCATCATCCCGTTGAAGGCCCAAGCCGGTACATTGAGCCGCGCGGCCAACTCCTCCACGGGAAAGGTTTCCGGCTCTGCCGTGTTTTGCGTCGCCGGTAACGCCGCAGGCAGATCTGTTGAATGATTTTCGGAGCCCGTCGCCCCGCTCGACCTGCTTCTGGACAATGCTTACACCTCCTCCATAAGCTCCTATTCAACCTCAAGGGCGGTCTCCAGAGGCAGGACCTTGACAACCTTATCCTGATACACGCCACCTTCAAAGGTCACCAGGTAAACCGCTCCGGACCGCTGCCGCAGAAGGCTCTTGTCGTCTTCGTCCGGCTCAGAGCCCCGGGCGGATACCAGGATCGCGTTGCCGTCGCCGTCGAAGATCCGCCGATCGAGAGCGGCCAAGAATGTTTCGCCTGCGGTCTCAGCCTGGTCATCCGAACGGTGGATGATCGCCACCTTGATGTCCCGCACCCGCCGATGGGTGCGGCGCCGGTAGGTGCGCTCATCGTTGCCCGGGCCTTCCGCCGATGCCACCAGAGAGCCGTCGAAGCGCAGTGTTTCGTCGCCGGTCATCAACACCCCGAAGGGCAACACCTGGTGCTTCTCTGCCTCTTCCCGGCGGTAAAAGACTCTTTCGATGCCAGCGGCGGCAAGGGCAGCGGCCAGGTGGTCCTTGCACGCCTTGATCATTTCAGCTGCTCCTCGATCCGGTTCTTGATGATCTCGTTGATGGCCGCATGGTCGTCGTCGCTCAAGCCGATGAACGGCCGGGCCGGGATGCGGACTTCCTCCTTCTGCGCCCAGCGGGCGGCGATCCGGAACCTCAGATGCTTGGCGCGCTTGGGTTTGATCACCGCGCCGTTCTGGTGTACAGAAGCGCGCTTGTCATTCGTGCCCACCTCGACCCGGTCCGGCCGGGCGGCGTAGGTGATGGAGCTCCGTAGGCGGCGGGTGTCGCTCAGGGTCTGGCCGCCTTCTTCCCGGGCCCGGATCGACTGCGGCCACTTCGTCCCGTCGGGCGCGGTCTCTTCCTTAAACCGCATCTGCGTGCTGGCGACCAGTTGCTCGCCGATCTCCTTGTGCAGCGCGGTGAAGTTAATCCGCGTCAACCGGTGCATGTTTTCCTCCAGGCGCCTCCAGTCACCCTGCAGCGTGATCCCACTCACTAAAACCCCTCCAGCTTCTCGCGCGAAAAAACGCGCTCGCTGAAGCGAACGTCCACCCCTGAAGTCGCGGGCGGCTCATGCGCGCCCAGGGTCACAAGGCCCCGGGCGACGTTCTCCAGCACCCGAATTGCCGCCTTGTAGCGGTCAACGATAGACCTGTCGGCGCTCTCCTCGTCGTAGCCCCTGCGGGCGAAGAGGTTATAAAGCGCGATGTCGACTGCGAGTTTTTTAATGAACCCCGGCACTGGGTTGAACGGCACGGGGTAGCGCGCCTGGCAGTAGCCGTTGATCTCGTCCGTCGCGGCCGCGATCGCCGCGTCTACCCGCGCTCGGTTGGCCGCGCCCAGGCCCTCGTCGTCGGTGAGCTCGATTAGGACGCGCTCCTGGACCTGCGCCTTAAGGTCGTCCAGCGTACAGTACATCACTTAGCTTCCTTTTTCGGCGGCTTTTCGTCCGGGATCTCCTCAACAATCAGCATCGGTTCCGCCTTCAGGATTGCAATCTGCTCCGGGGTGAAGGTCCCGTCCGGGTGGATAACCGCAGCTGCCGGGTGCGCGACCCCGCACCGCCGGAAACCGTCCTTTTTCGAGATGATCTTCAGGGGCATAATCTCCGCTCCTTTCGTTTTGTTTGCCTCCCGGGATCGCCGGCGCTGTCTCCGGCGGCCCCGGCAGGCCCGCCCCGGAGGGCGGACCCTGTAGGACCTCGGACGTACGTCCTTTGAGAGAAGTCGTTACACACTGTCGCCCGTCGAACCGTAGGCAAGCTGCCACAGGCCGTAGCCGGCGTTGTCGATGCTGTCGACCCCGTACAAGAACTTCTTGCGCATAAAGACGTTCTCGTCGGTGGGGCTGTCCAGCGCCGCAAAGTCGATCTTCTTTGCAATCTGCAGGATGATCGGTTTGATTGGCTTAGACAAGTCGACAAGGAACCACTTCGTCGGATGCCCCGCAAGCTGCGGCAAGAGTAAGGGTTCGGCCGTCCCCCGGTTGATGTTGGTCGACCCATTCGCCAGTCGCTCCGCTTGCAAAATCTCCAAAGCGGCGGCGCGCAGGGCCGGACCGTGCACCAGATGAGTGGGCGTAATGTTGAGAGACTGCCCCTCTTCGTCAACCAGGGACATCATGGCGGCGTAGGCGGCATTGTAGCTGGTGGGACTCAGGGGCTGGTTGGTACGGTTGGAGCCGCCTTCATGGTCGGTGTCAAAAAAGTACTGTCCATCGTAGCAGAGGTTGGTGAAGCCACCAGCCAACAACGCCACAATTAGGTTCATATAATGCGTTGCCGCCGACTGGGCCAACATCTGGATTCGAGGCCGGACCAGGTTGAGCTTATCGAAGAGGATCTCGTTGCGGTCAACTTCGATGGTAGCCTCCCAGTCTTTGTTCCGGATGGTGAAGCCGGCCGCGGCCAACTGCTTGACCACCCGGTCACCGAGCCACTCACGCATTTGCGGCAGGGCGGCCAGCCAGTTGTATGTCTCCTCGGGGGAGTTGGAGTCAACAACCATGGCCAAGAGGTCGTACGGGTTCTTGGCGCCCTCAAGCGCCTGGTAAAAGAGCGCCCTGAATCCCCTGCTCGCAGCCCGCAAGTTTTCACTGTTGATGATCATTTGTTAGGACCATCCTTTTCTTGTTTTCGATGTTTTCGATTAGCGGATCTCAACCCAGACGCCGTCAGGGTCGATGCCGACAACCTTGCCCGCGGCCGACCGTGTGCCCGTGCCGCTAGATGCCGCCACGGTCTCGTCGTCAACGATGTAGCATGTGTCGAGGATGCGGGCGATTCCTACTGGGTCGGCGGCGGCGTTCTTGAACTTAAAAACGCCCCGACGTACGGTCACGCTCTTGGCGCCGGCGGCGCCGCCGATGTTGTCCACCTGCTCCTCGGCGCGGCCGGCCGCTTTAAGCCCCGTTGCCGTGGATCCCGGGGCGGCGTAACCCGAGGCATTCACGACCACCAGTGCGCCGGCGAAGATCTTGGTGTTCGCCGCCACGTCCAGGACTAGGAAGTCCCCTTCGCGCCGGGGGGTGTTCCGGTCTTTACTCAAAGCCACTACTAAGTCACCTCCGTTTTAGGTAGCCGGGCTATTTGCCCGCGTACTTCTTGAACGTCTCGTCGTCGATGCCCAATTGCTTGTTGATCATCAGCTGGGCTTCGTCGAGCGCGGGGCGCCCGCCGCCGCCCGGCGCATCGGCGACACGCTGGTTGAGCGGCACGACTTCCGGCGCACAATCAACAAACGCCTTGAAGCCGGCTGGATCTTTGAGCGCGTACTCATCCGCCCAGGCCCTTTGCGCCGGCGCGATCTTGCCGGCCCTCATCGCCATTTGCACCAGCTCGTCCCGGTCCCGCAGATCCAGCTTGGTCTTTAGCGCATTGAACTCCTCGACCCTGACGTAGCCGCTCGGGTTCTTGAGCGCCAGGATCTTGCCCTTAACCGTGTTCAGGTCCGCCGTTTCCGGCACTTCGAGCAGTTCGAGGATCTCCTTGTTCGCCACCAGGTCGCCGGCGCCTTTCAGTCCGGTGACGGCCGCCAGGACTTGGTCCTTGGTGGCGCCGTCGGCCACGCCCAGGGCCGCCAGGACGTCCTTGTGGGCCACGACTGCACCCGCCGCCTGCAATCCCTGAATCGCCTTCAACACGTCATCTTCCGACGTGGTCTCGGGCAACCCCAGGGCTTTGCAGATCTTCAACAGAAACTCCTTCACCGAATCATCCTCCTTTTGTAGACCGCTGAGGTCAATTTTATTGATCAAGGGCTGCATGCCGTGCACCGCGGGCGCGTTGGTGAGCGCCACCGAGTGCAGGATCACCGCCCGCCTGTCCGACTTGCGGACCAGCACGACAGGGGAGAGGTACCGATATTCCTTGTTGGCAATATAGCTCCGGGCGCGATCGGTCCAGTCCACCCGCGCCCACAGCCCGGACGGCCGCGCCTGCAGTTCCTTGATCCAGCCGCCGGCCGGTGCCTGGATGTCCTTCAAAGTTTGGTGTTCATAATCAATCACCACGTCGTTGCCCTTGGAAGAGAAGGCTCTGATCATCTCCGCCATGGCCTGATCGTCATTTACAAACGGACCGTGGTCCGATCGCAAATCGCCGTATGCAAGGAGCTGCACCCATTCCGGCACCTGTGCACCGTCGGTTACAACCGCCAATCCGTTCAGCAACAGCGGGATCAATTCGTGCTTCAACCATCTCACCTCCAGACCGTTACCTGCCGTTACCTGGGGCGCTGTCCGTGCCCCGCATCCCTTGAGCCGTCTAGCTTTGCCCTGGTTTCGGTTTGCCTTCCCCAAGCGCCGGGAGCCGTTACTTAACCGTTACCTGTGCGCCCCCTGGCCGTTACCTGCTTGAAACCTGTCACCCGTGCCCATAGCCGTTCTTGCTTATTCCGTCTGGGTTTGCCCTTGTTTCGGGTTTGTTTCGCCGCTGCCCCGCCGTCGTTACCTGGCCGTTACCGCCCCGTTACCGGCCCGAAACCATGCCGTTACCTCGTCGAAACTACTGAATCTGAGACGATCTATTACGTTTATGTTCCTCGAATGCTCGCCGTAGCGCCGGCGGGTACTTGCTCAGGTCCGGGCTCCACTCCGCCTTTGCCGGATTGTGCTCGAACCCCGGGTCCGGGAGTAGTTGCCGGGCAACCTGCCCGGGGGGCTCGACCATCGCCGGGATCTCGGTCTCCACCTTCAGCCCCCGCCGGCGGACCTGGTCCTCGCTGAGGCTGACCACTCCGCACCGGCACCGGTACCCGTTAGGGGGATACCACGTGTCCCAGAAGGGATGGTCGGCCGGGTAGACCTTGCCGTCCAGCGCCAGGTGAGTGGGGCGGGTCCGGCGGTCATTTACCGCGTCGTACATCCAGTAGGGCCGCCGGTCAACCACGTCCGGGTCGGTCATCTGCCGGTACCGGCCGACTTGGTACGCGGTCTGCACGTTGGTCCGGAAAATGTTGTCCGCCCGGAAGGGCGTCAGCCCAGACCAACCCCTGCGCTCCAAGATCTCATTCGCGTTCCGTCGCCATTCCTCTTGGGTCAAGCCTTCTTCCAGCGCTCTCGCTAGCTCGTCGAAAATGTCCTTCAACACGTCCGCCTTGGCCACTCCGGCCACCGTGAACGCCCTGGTTTTGGCCTCTGCCCACAGCCGCTCGAAGTCCCCGGGCTTCAGGATTACCTTGTCCCGGAAAAAGTCCACAGCCTCCTGGAAGGCGAGGGGCTCAAGCTTAATTCGCTTAATTCGCACCGGCCGCGTACCTCCCGTAAAGGTCGGCCACGAACATCGCCTGCGCCAGGATCTCCTCAAACTCCGACTCATCCATCTGTTCGTACAGCTCGGCCAAGCGGTCCTGGATCTCACCCAGAGATCCGCCGGACAGTATAAGTTGGCGCACCGGTTCGATCATCCGGTCCAGGGCGGCCGCGGCTCGCTCCCGAGCCCGGTCGGCCAAGGCGTCGATGTCCGCCTGCGGGTCTTCCGGCGGCGCGCCTTTCAGCGTCTTCATCGCCAGCGGGGATTCCGCCGGCGCGCTGCCGGGCGGAACCAGGATCTCTTCGCCCTTCGCCGGCGCCGGAATCCCAAACTTCTCATAAACATGCTTTCTGCCGACCGGCAGTCCGCACTCTTTAATTAGGATCGAATAGGTTTTCGCCGACTTCTCCAGATCTTCTGGTTCGCTTAGATCGAATTTCAACCTGGGCGATGGGCCGAACCTGCCCTGGTTGAAATTCGATCTAAGCGAAC